TCAGTGTCGACGGTGTCAAGGACGGCAAGGGCAAAAATCTAGGTTTTACAATTGAAAGCAATTCAAAGATCAAAGTTGGCAAATCAGATCCTTACTTTATTGCGCCTGTGGACTATCAAAAGTGGGTGTTGTTTTTGAAATGTGTACGCGGCGATCCCGGTGACAATGTGTTCTCAGCGTATCCAGGTGCCCCAGTCAAAGGCACAAAGAATCGTGTGGGTATTACAGAAGCATTTGAAGATCGTGGCAAAAAAGGCTATGCGTGGAACAACATGATGTTGCAACGTTGGACTGACCATGAGCAAGTGGAACACAAGGTGTTGGAAGACTATGAGCGTAACGTAGCCCTGATTGATCTCACCGCGCAACCGCAGGAAATCAAAGATGTTGTAGACACAGCTATCCGCGAACAGATAAGCCACAAAGACGTGGGCATGGTAGGTGCTCACTTTTTGAAGTTCTGTGGCAAGTACGAGCTAAACAAGCTCAGCGACCATGCAGATGCAGTGGGTCGTTGGATGAACAATACATACAAAGGAGTATTAGATGATACACGCCAAACCAGTGGTAGCTAACCAGTATTGGATCCTGAAGCAGGACGATCAAAAAGTTGGCAACATTCAGGCAGTGGATGATGGTTATCAAATCACCATTCGCAACAAAACTGCCAACTACAAAACCATTCCCATGTTGCGGAATCGTGAACAGGTTGAGTTTGAACCTGCCACAAAGAAAACCAAAGAACTCAGCCATCAAGTTCATGGCTATGACACCGGATGCCGTGTGTACAATCCCATCTGGGACGTCAAGCACAAATTGCCATTGTTTACCACCAGCAACAAAAGCAAATCATGGTTTGCCGCAGGCTGGTACATGGTCAAACAGCATCGTGCCTGGAAGGCTGTGCAAAACCCCAAACTTATTGTACTTGAACGGTATAAGTACCAAGGACCCTTTCATTCTAAAGAAGAAGCAAATGACAAATCCGTTTCGTGATCAAGAAAAATTCATGCGAGCCTGCGACCAAAGTGTTACAGGAGATCAAAATCAGTTCAATATGTATATGGACTTGATCGATGAGGAATACAAAGAACTCAAAGATGCTCCAAACGATATTGAAACACTAGATGCACTTATTGACATCTTAGTTGTTACTATTGGTGCAATCCATAGTGCTGGATGGGATGCCGAGGGTGCCTGGAAAGAAGTCATGAGCACAAACTTTGCCAAGATCGACCGAGAAACTGGTAAGGTGCGCAAGCGTGAAGATGGCAAAGTACTAAAGCCAGTGGGCTGGACTGCTCCTGAGCTTGAACAATTTTTAACAAAGGAATTAAAATGACAGCATCTGTAATTTACAAATCAGCGTCTGATGTTAACACTGCCATGGCTGGTGTGTACAAACACATGGGATTGGCAGTGTTGACCAGTATGTTGATCAGCTACATAGTATCAACCAGCCCGGCATTGATGGCTGTGTTGTTTGGCACAGCACTGAAGTGGGTAGTTATTTTTGCACCCTTGGTGGCTGTGTTGGCCTTGAGTTTTTCTCTGCACAAAGTTTCTAAATCTGCAGCGCAGTTGATGTTGCATGGTTTTGCAGCCTTGATGGGTCTGAGCATGGCCACCATCTTTGCAGTGTACACATCAGTCAGCATCTTTACTGCGTTTATGGGTGCCGCAGTGTTGTTTGGCGTCATGAGCTTTTATGGATATTTTACCAAACGAGATTTGACCAGCATTGGCCAGTTCTTGTTTGTGGGGCTGATTGCTATTGTGATTGCCAGCGTGATCAACATCTTTGTTGGCAGCACAGTTGCACAGATGGTGATCAGTGCCATAGCAGTGATTGTGTTCTTGGGACTTACAGCCTATGACACACAAAATATTAGACAACAACTCAGTGAGTCCAACAGCAACAATGCAGAAGTTGCAGGTGCACTGAGTCTGTATCTAAACTTTATCAACTTGTTCATGAGTCTGTTGCAGTTGTTTGGCAACAAAAATGATTGACTTTGCTTCCAAAATGACCAAAGATCAAGCCCGTGCGTTGTTAAGACGTGCAGGCCTGCTCAACAAGATGCGTGTGATTGAAGGTGCAGAGCGCGAAAAAACCTTGACCATGCTAAGGCTCGTGCCGTTTGAATCCAGCAACAATCAGCATCTATGGACACAATCATGGAAAGTAGGCGACGTCACTTACGATCTGGTTTGTGGCAACGGTGTTGATGAGCTAATAGAAACTACCAAAGACCATGAAACTGATCAATGACGAGTACAACGACTGCTGGGTCTGGGTAGAAGATCACGACGAAAATCAGGAACTCAGCCCACATTTTGATTACGAAGAAGACGCTATTCTATGGCGTGATCGCTTGAAAGACATGTTGAAATGAGTACACAAGTCAATATTGAATTTGATGCTGATCCTGACTACAACAAAGTGATCACTGTGCATCGAGGTGAATTCACCATGGAACACTGGGTAGCAACTCTCAGTACCGAGGAACAACAAGAATGGCGCCGACAGCATGACATACACGAAGACGCTGTGCATGCCGCTGTAGCAGCAGGTGATGCAGAGGTGCATACTCCTGATCCCAAAAACGCCACAATCAAATGGCGAAATCAAGAAATTCACCTGTACTGGATGAATACTATTTCAGCTGAAGACAACGCCAGTTATCACAGCTTCTGGGCTAGATATCATGCCGCAATGGCCGAAAGAAACACATGAGTTTACACATAAACCGATTTATTGATCTAATCAAAGCACAGGAAAGTCGTGGAGGACGCGACATCAACATGAGCCTCAAAGACGCCAAGGACCTGCATGCTGACATTACCAAACTGTTGCTGGTGCTGGAATCATTGAGAAGCCAGCATGATGCTCCACGAGATGAAGTTATCAAGGTAGAACTCACAGGCGGTACATTTTAAAACGGCGTAGTTTTTGACTAAATAAAACTAGGAGTTTAATGATGTCAAGACCAAAACCCAGTGTGCTGATTGAGCACACACACAAACAAACCTACAAGACCGAGCAGGTGCTGGCGTCGGAAGGAGTATGGGCGGTGTTCTACGATGCCAAACCCATCAATCTCAAAACCTCAAACATGCTGACGCAGTATCCAGGACCCAAGTACAAAAAGGTTAGCTTCAGCAATCCTGGACATGCTATTAACCTGGCTCGCAAACTCAACATACAGTTCAAGACTGACAAGTTCAGTGTGGTACTGTTGACTCATGGGGCGCAAGTGTACCCCAATGCTCAGTAAACAACAAATCACTCAAGCAGTATTGGAACTGATTACTGGCCACTTTTGTCCCACTCTGGATCAAGCACTGCAACAATGGTGGAAAGATCCCAGGGACACAACTGGTCTTAGACTCAGCGCCGAAGGCTTTTTTGTTTTTGGTCTAGCTGAAATTGTCAACTACCGGTTTGCAGTGCCACCTGGTATTCATGCCAAAGCTGCCACACTGTTGACTCTGGACCGGCGAATGACCTGTCCCTATTACCTAACACAGGGCAAGTCGCCTGAAATCTACATCTATGGCGATAGCGAAGCCACTATGTTTGCGTTATACGGAGATGTAGAAAAGTTCTTAAGGGCCATAGCCAGGTAGCAGTCGATCTGCTAGTGCTTGTGCCTGTATTACAAATTCACGCTCCATGCGATCAGGCAATCCCCATAACACATACTCACGCTGACGTTCAAGTCTGTCACGATATGGTTCAAGATTAATCTTGCCACAGATAACATCTTGATTTAAACGCAGAGCCATCTCTGCTCGAGACTCATTTGGCATGGTGTCGTAGCTGTTATCTACTAGGTCGTCAAACATATCAAACCCCATGCGACGACACTGATCCACAATACCTCGATGACCAATCACAATGGGTATTTGTTCTGCTGCCATGGCCAATAGTGTTTTTTCTGTAACAATACCTGTAGCTTCTGTGTATTGTGTTTCTGTAACAACATTAACAGCCGCTGATCCGTACACATATTTTAGTGCTAGAAAGTTAGGAAAATTATCGCAACCAAAGTATCTGCTGTAGTCCCACTCTGGCAAAGGTATCTCCTGTCCAAGACTCAACCACCCATTGTGCCAATTTTTTAACATATAAGCAACTTGATATCTGTGAGGAGTAAGTCTGCCATTCAAACATTGCCAAGCGTGTGTGCGTGGTTTGCTTAGAATATCTTTCCATTGATCAAAACCTTGTGCCAGTGCGTTACACATGTCATAGTTGTGATTGCTAAACTTGATCAAGTTCAACGGTCCTGTGTAGTACTGATCCAGATCACTGGTCCAGTATGTGACAAGAACTTGATTTGAGTTGGCACCATAAAACTGTTCAACTTTTTCTAGTTCTAACACACGACTACCACTCATTTTTACAAAATCAGGAAAGTGTACCACTGCCAATGTTTTAGGAGTGAACTCAATATTGTCTAGCCACAAGTCCCAGCCATTCTCGGCATCAAACTCACCTCGATAAGCATGGTATCGATTTGGAGTTATGTCAAACCCCATTGGGCCTAGGGTTTCATTAAAAAATTGTCCAAAATTCA